GTTGTCGAGGTCATCGGTGCCGCCTCGGTCGTGTTCTATGAGGTGGTCTGCTGTTGTTGCTGGTGTCCGGTGACACCAGTGGCACATCGGCTCGTCGGCGAGGATGGTGGCGCGGTTGGCTCGGTACTTGGTGTTGGCAGTACGTTTAGGCATGCGGGAATCCTATGCCGTGGCATCGGGTGAGGCCTTTGGTGCCGTGTGGTGTCCATCCTGTACCGTCGCATTGATCGCATATTGCTAACGCGCCCGCGGTGCGGGCTTGTTGTTGTGGTGTGTTGAGAGTCTGCGCGTCGCTCCCCCCACTGTTTACAGTTTGTCTCTGTTGGTCGCCGTTGATGGTCATGCCGTACACCTTTCGCGTTTTAGAAGTTCGTACTCTGCTCGGCGCGTTTTCATGCTCGGACACCCTGCCAGGGTTTTAAGGGCATGCGCCGTCTACCCACGTTTCCGTGTGTCATCCACCCCACGAGCAACCGCGGGTAGGTCTGTGCGTGTTTAAGTTGTCGAGTGTCCTCGGGCCAGTTAGGGACATGACCGGCCCGAGGGTGCGCCATGCCACTACACAGGGCGCGATCTTGCATTGCGTATCTGTTTCCGTGACGGTGTCAAAGTGTCCACAATTTCGGGCCAGTCACGAGGGCGCCATACTCTCACATCTGCGCCCGATTCTCTGAGCATCTCTATCCAATAGAACTGGTGCGACGATAGGCGGCCTACGTCGGTTTTCAATTCGACGTAGATGATGTGCGGCGGTTTCACTAGCACGAGGTCTGGGAATCCGCGGTCTATTCCTGGCGACGTCCACCCGCCGCCGGCTATCTGCACGGTGCGCGTATGGTGCACGAGCCATCCGCCGAAATGTGCCAGTTCTACCACTGAGGTTTGAAAGTCGCGCTCAAGCATCGGCGTCCTCGTCAAATAGTGACGGCTGTGGCATCTCGTACGGCTCCGGTGTAAATAGTGGCTCCGCTGCTGCGCACCGTTTAGCGGCAGACTCGGCGAACCGCTCGTCTATTTCGATACCGATACAACGGCGGCCAGATTCTTTTGCCACTTTAAGCGTCGTACCGGAGCCCATAAACGGATCGAGAACGATGGCGTCCGGTTTCGCGATACGTAACGCCCACTCCATAACGCTTTCGGGTTTCTGCGTAATGTGTTCGCGGTCCTTCGGGGTCGTGGCGTGGTGAATCCCTGGCGGGTACGAGTCGGTTTGTAGCATCGGACCTTTTGAACCGGACAGCAGGAACTCTGACGAGTTTGAGAATCGGCCAGGAACCGGCCTGCCAAATCCTTTATCCCATACTGCGATGCCTCGCCATACCCACCCTGCCGACTGGATGGCATCGGATAACGTCGGCAGTTGTCGCCAGTCAATAAACGCGGCGAGTACCGCGTTCGGGCTGCTGATCTGGTAGCAGGCGTTAAGCCATAACGTGCACCATACGAGAAAACTGCGCTGGTCACGGTTATCGCCGTGAAACTCGTGCCGTGCTGCCTCGGTGGATGTCTGCACATATTTCGCGACAGTGCCTAGCATCCGGTCGGAGCGCATAGCGCCGCCGCTGCTATAAGGCGGGTCCGTAATAATCGCGTCAATGTTCTCCAATTGCGGCAGAATTGTGAACGTATCGCCGACGTAGATAGTGGCGTAATCGTCCTGATAGTACGGCTCAGGTTTCATCGGTGTCGGGCTCACGATCGCGTTTTTGTTGCTGATTTTTGAGATGCTGCCGTTGCTGTTCTAAATACCGTTCTTGCGCCGGTGTCGCGTAGCCGCGGCGCTCGCTGCGCGTCCACTTTCGGTTGTATCTCATTAGAACGGCGCCTCATCGGTGTCACATTGGCCGTCATGGTGCGCGGTTTTATATCGCTCGCCGTCCTTCCAGGAAACGCCGCCACCTTCGGGTACGTTGCCGCCGCAATAGACGCAAGGTTTCGCCCACTTGTTAGGAAACTTACGAGGTGAGGCAGGTGACGCGCCAACGTGGTCTGGAGATGTAGGCGCCGACGCGCCACCTTGCCGATTTTGTACCTCGTTACGTGAGGCGAGCGAACCGCCGGCGATGATACCAATACCGCCGACGAGGATGATGCACCGGCCGATGCTAGAGGTTTCGCAATTCATCGCTTCGGAGTCGCGGGTGTACGGTGTCGAACCTACCGGTTCAACTGCTGACGCTATGCACGGCATCGGGTCATCCACATCGCGCCAAATTGTCGTAGTAACCATCCACCATTCTCGGCCGTTAAACTGCACTACTGCGGGCGCGGTGTTTTGGATGCGGGCGTTCGGATGCCTTTTGAACAATTCAAGAAGGCGGTCATTTACGGTCGTGTAGTTATCCAGGCTGAACGTCATCGCGCCCACAATTCGCGAATAGTTTGTGCCTGCCGTTCGTTCCGTTGTATCGCTGCCGCGAGTAGGCGCTCGGTTTCGATCAGTGCTTCACGTAGTTCGGTAATAATCTCGGCGCTGCCGTTCCGTTTATATGTTGCTAGTTCGCGGCCGTTCACGTGCTCGGGCATTACGTAGATTTGGCAACGGTCACGGCGGGCCGTGAGGCGTTCAATGTGACCGGATTTATGCAACACCGATAGCAGGCCCGACGCTATGCCGTGATGCCATCCGGTGACGTTGCTTAACACTTGCCACGTGATGCCATCGTCGCCGGCGGCGCTAATGATTTCGAGTGTGATGATTTGGCGGCGTGTAGTTTCGCCACTCGTGTCGGCGGCTTCGGCTCGTTCGCGTGATGTTTCTGAGCCTGACCATCCTGAGGTGCCGGCATAGGGGAGCACCGGCAGCGGAGTATTTTCAGGCGTCATTGTCGGCCTCGTTGAAATGTCCCGAGAACTCGTGATCGTTCTGATCTAGCCAATTAAGCGCCTCGGTTTCCCACCGTTCATCGTGGCCAATGGCGCCGACGAGTATGTCGCGCAAGTGTTCCACGTGTTCACGTAGGCGAGTGTTTTCGTTTCGGAGTGCGATAGCGAGGTCTGTCGCCTCGGCTATGTCGCGTTCAATCCTGCTTAACTCGTGGTGGAGTTGCGCTATCTGCGCTTCGGTCATTGTCGGGTCCCTTTCGGATGTAGTGGTTGACGATCACAACGGTAGCGCATAGGGATATCACGGTTGCGCATGCTCTAATTAAAATCCCCACGGCCGCCACCCTGAACCTTGCCACAATTTGAGAGAGAACCGCAGGGCGGGCTCTGGTTGGAATAGGTCCTGGGGCCAGGTCCATCCCATAACGGCGACAAACTCGCGGTGGATTTGGTTGATTTGTGTTAGGCCGGCGTCGTGGCCGTTGAATGCATCCGGTAGGCATCGCGATTCTCTCCATATCACTCGGTCCAGCATCGGCAGTTCCTCTACTGGCCACCCCACCGACGCGGCCAGAGGCCACCATTGTCCACATAGCGCGGTTTCTGGTATTGCCACCGTAATCGTCGTAGTTGTTTCTGGGGGTGTAGTTGTCGCGGGCGACGGTTTGCGTCGCTCTGGGGCGATTCTGGCGCCTTTTGCGGGCATTGTCGGAGCGTCGGCTTCCTGGGCGGCGACGTTGCTGATGGTTATGGCAAGCATGACGGCAACAAATAACGCCACTAACGCCAGCCGGTACTTCACGGTGTTTCCCTTTCCAATACAACCGGATCGGTCCAGGCGTCACCATCGCGGCGCTGCAATAGCCATACCGTGCGGGCGCCTTCGATGTAGTAACTAATGACGCGATGCTCTACACCGTCTAAATGTGTAACGAGTACGCGGCTCATAATTGTCGGGAGTGACCTCGTAAGGTCCATAGCGGCCTCCTTTTGGGGGTCCCGCTACTTTAGCCGAGGCCTCTGACAAATTGCCGCCATCGGCGTCGGACGTACCTCGTAGGGGCTAGCGGCTCGCTTAACTGCCAGTGCCACGGCTCGTACTCTGGATTGGGGCCAGTGGCCAGATATGCGGGCGGGCCTTGTAAATAGATGCCGTAACGCGGGGCGTTAGTGCGGAGCCACGTGAGGACGTCGCCACTGTTTACGTCGTAATCCTGGCAAATTGCCCACCCGTGAGGCGAGTAGCCAGGTGTCGCACTTGGCGATTTACCGACTCTAAGCCAGTACTTTTTGCCTTCAAAATATCTCACCACTTCGGGTTTTCGGCCTGTTGGTTTGTCGTCGTAACGGTCCATAAACAGCGCGAGTTGCCGTTCATAGGAGCGATACCCTTCGGATACTGCGCGGAGCGTCACGCCATCCTTGCGGGCATCGTCGTACATGATGTTCGCCGCAAACACAAATCCGCCGCAATAGTTCGCGTCGTACCATCCAGTGCCGCCGCTAGATAATTTGCGGAGCACTTCGGCGGGCAGTTTCCCGTTCACCGCGAGCCAACTGCTCGGCACGTTTAACGCCTTGTAGGGGTAACCGAGTTCAGCCATCGTTACGCGGTCCGATAATCGGATCTACCGTGGCGCCTTTTCGGGCTTGGATTCCGTTGCCCACGGCATACCCGATGATGAGCGTTATGACCGGCATGCCTTGTGAGGTGTCGAGTTTGTTTAGCGCCATAAGCACCGTAAGGCATATGAGGCCTACGAGTGCGATGAGCGCCTTGCTGGGGTTGGCGATGGTCACGAGTCCTCTAACACTGTAAGCGTATGTGTGCCGGTAGCAACGACGGCGTACATACTCTGGCCAGGGTTTAGGACCATTGTGAACGTAAGGTCCTTCGAGATTTGTAGGCCATCGGTTGAGGTGACTGCTGGGCCGCCCAGGTGCACATCGGCGCCGGTGGCTCGTAGATATACGGTGCGCGGCACTTTTATAAAATGCGCGTTAGCGGTGGTAGTGCTGCCGTCAAATACGAGGGCGGGTGTGGCAGTGACGGCGATGGTGCGAGAAATCATTACGCCACTCGGTAACAGAGATTCATTGACAGTACGTCTGCGTTCGCCCACGTGAACGGCACGGTGGCGTTCACTACGGCCCACCGTGTATATCGGGTGTATGTGGCGCCGTTGTCAAATACTCGCGGCGCGAGCGTGAGGTTCGTGCCACCTCGAGCGACTATGCCGTTGTAGTTGAGTCCTGCGGAGTCGTCCACCATTAGCAGGTTCCCTATCGGGATATCGGTGGTAGCGATTTCGTAACCGGCGGGCAGTGTGAACGTGATAGCGCCAGTGGCGGCGCCGGTGGCGGTGGCTTTAATTTCTACGAACGCGATGTTTTGAAACACATAGCCGCGGGCCGCAACGGTGCCAGCAAAGTTTGTTGCGGTGACGGTAATGGTGGACATTTGGCCGAGTGCGTTCATGTCATCGGCGCCGAGTACTTCACCGACTGCAAACGATCCTGGGTTGGTTGGCATGTTGCTCCTCTGTTTAGAATCCTAGTTTGTTGTAATCGAGTCGGCCGTACACCGCGTCGTTTAATGTGAGGTAGTTGTTCACATCTTGCGGCGACAGATGCCACACCACTCGCGTATTGTCTGGCGTTATCGTGATTTCATAGCCTTCAACAACCGCGTAGTAGGTAGTGCCTCTGAACGAGATGGTGACGGTTTTAGCCACCATGCCGCCGCCGATGGCGTCCTCAAATCGTGCGCGGCTGCTGCCGGTGGATGGCTGCGCGACGTATTGCGCGGTGATGGATGTCGGGCCCGAGGTGGTGGCTGAGAACTGCGCGAGCAGATATTGTGCCAGTGAATCGGCCTGCCCTGTTGAGTAATCCCACGTGGATACCTCTAACGAGTAGTACGGCGCGGTGCCGCTGTTCTCCACTTGTGCCGCGAGGCCTAGCGGTGACACCGTGACGCGCGTGTAGTAGTTTTCGGCGCTGCTTCTGAACGTGATGCCGTCGTAGATAACTGACGCGGTGCCCGATGTGCCGAACACTATGTCGTCGTAGACGCCTACCTCGTAAGTGTTACGAGCGATGAAACTGACAACCAACGAGTTCGGCGATTCTCTGAGGCGGCCGACTTCGGTAGCGATTAACGCGTTCACGCCATCGAGTGCGTTACCGGTGAACGTCTGCGCGCCTGCGATGGAATAGGCGCCACTGCTGCCGCTGCCCATACCGGCGGCGCTGGAGATGGCTGAGAATTGTACGTCGGTGTAGTCCTGGGCGAGCGCGAGGCTTCGGATGTTGCGGCGGCCTAGTAAGCCGATCGGCCCTTCGCAAGTGATCACCGCTTCATCCATCGCAGGAATGATGCCGTAGTTGATATCGACGTCCGTGATGGTGCCATGCCAAATATCGGCGCCGTCGGCCAGTAGTGCTACTTCCTGTTTCATTGTTGGCGGCGTAATCCAGCCGGCGATGTTCCGGCATACGATTTGCATCGTGCTCGCGTTGTAGGGGTCTACTATCCATTGACGTCCACCGTTAAGCGTTACCGCCTGGACGTCACTGAGCAGGACACCTAGTGGCCCATAACGGACCTCGTAGTCAATGTTGCTCACGCGTTCACCTTTATCGGTACGTAGCCGTTCCGTTTCTGATATCGGCGCAAGGCATCCACGACGGCGTTAGGGTCGGCGCTGGTTACGGTGACGTAGATATTGCCGCCGCCTGCTCCGCTCGGTGTGGCCAAGTTTAGACCGGCCTGTGTCGAGATCGCTTGCACACCGGCGAAGCCGGCGTTAATTTGTCCGATGTTCTTAAGCACGTCGGTTTGCTGTAGCAAATCGGCCGCGAATTGTGAACCGCTCGCGAGGTCCATGCTCAGTATTTGACGGATCGCAATATCGCCGAGTCCCATGCTGCGCAGTTTGACAAGGTTTTGTGCATATTGCGAGAACTGCCGCGCCTGAGATACGAACGATTTCATGAACGGCTTAAACTTGCCGCCGGCTTCTTGGTAGATACTGGACAAATCAAATAGGCCGACGAACTCGTTGCGGATTTCGGCGGCGGTTTCGCCAACACTACGCAGGAACCGTTGCAGCGGTGTTTCTACTTCGGCGACGGTGCCGCCAAATGATTTGAATGAGCGCTGTAGCAGTGGAATCGTCGCGGTTAGTTGCCTAAATACGTCAAAGATTCCGTTGCTGGCTGTAGCAGTTTCGCCTAATACGTCGCTTAATTCGTAGCCGCCGCTAGCCGCTTTACTGAGGTTAAATAAATTAAATGGGTTAATTAGTTTGAATAATCCACCTACCGCGGGGCTTGCTTCGTTGGCTTTATCTTTGAGATACGTGAGCGCGTCGGCGAGTTTTGTCACGCCGTCGGCGGCGGGCGCCAGGATATCCACGAGGGATTCAATGGCTGGTATTAGCGCGGCGCCAATGGATTCTTTTGCCTCGTTAATTTTTTCGCTAGTGATGGCCATCTTGCCGGCGTAAGTGTCGGCGGCGTTAGCGGCTGAACCGCCAAAGGTGTCGGCAAGGATTCCGGTGACGGCGTTGAAATCTTTAGTCTTGAGAATGTTTTCGTCTATTGGAATACCGAGGCGGGTGAGTGCTCCAAACTGGCCCTGGTATGCGCGGGAAAGTGCGGTGGTGACGCTGGACAAATCGCGGCCAGTGCCGACGCTGATATCGGTAGCGAGCGTTAAGAGCCGCTGCGATTCTTCAACGTCGCGAGTGGCTCGGGCTAGGTTTTGGAATCCTGTACGTAGGTCAGTGTCGGAGATACCGGCGGCCATCTGCATCGAGGTGATGAGTGACTCAACTGCTGCGATCTGTTTATCGGTGGCGCCGGTGGTATTGCGGAGCGCGGTGGCCAAAATTGTCTGGCTTTTTTGGTCATCTGCTGCGGCGTTGGCCATGTCATATATCGCGTATGCGGCGGTGGTTGCGGCGCCTGCGATAGCGGTGAGGCCTGCCGGTGACGTCGCTTTAGCCATAATGAACTGGAACTTCTGCGCGCGTGTTTCTAGTTTCCTGAACTCGGCCAGGGTTTGACGGAAGCCGGTGCTATTTAATTCGGCAACGATGGGTACAACTATCGCCACGATGCACCGCCTCTCGTTACGCCGCCAGTAGCGCGGAGTAGTCGGTTCGCGTCCTGCTCCACTTGTTTAACAATGGGCACACAATTCCTTACGATCTGGTCTTTGGTTTCATCTGCTGCGGGCCACATCGCTCGCGACGCTGAACGGAACCGGCCGTTCATGCGGTCAATTAGTCGGTCGCCTGCATCGCTGGACGGTGAACCTTTACGACCTGCCATATCAAATATGGCGAGGCCTCGGCCTTTTGCGATGACGCGGATGGTGCCAACGGTTTCATACTGTGCACCGAGGGCGCGGTTACGGTTTCGGGCGCGGCGCGTGTTGATCTGTAGTTTGATTTGCCGTTCCTCGTAGCCGGAGCCTTTCCACACTGGTTGCCCTTTCCACTTGCGCTCCATGCCTGAAAGTGGTGCACGGCTCGGCACGTTGTTTTGTGCTGCTTCAACCATCGGCCGTACGGCATCTTTGAAATCGCGCGTGAATTGTTTGCGGAGTTGGGTGTCTAGTTGTCCGATGACGCGCAGCGATTCTTTGACGCCGTAAATGGGGAGCCCTACGTTCTGTTTCACCGTTTCGCCTTTTCCTCTAGTACGCGTACAACTGTTACAAGTTCGGCGTATTCGAAAGGCACGTGCGGCGGCCAGTAACCGGTCTCCACAAGTACCTGCGCTAGGAGCCGGCCGGTTGTGCCGGCTGGGTAGGGTTTGAGTTATCAGACTCCACGATCATCGGCATCGTTTCGAGTTGTTCAATAAATAGGTCCAGGGTGGCGGGGACAACGATGCCGGCGGCGCGTGTTGATTCATAGGCGAAATAGCAAAGGTCCTCGGCGCCGATACCTTCGGCCATGCTGGAGATTTTGCGCCGATAAAGTCGCTCCCATTTCACGATCGTCGCGATGCTGGCAGTGACCTCGCGCGCCTCGCCTTGCAAGGTGCGGTACTGGAGTGTGATGTTCATTGTTTTCCTTTCGTCGGGCAAGGCTCCGCCCTGGCGGTCTTGCGGTTTGTTAGCAACTCGGCGTCAAGCCGAGAGGTCACGAGGTGGCTTTAGTAAGTGTGCCGCCGCGGAACGTGAGCGTAAGGGTGCTCAGTTCGCCGAGGGTCGCGTTGATCGGTGTATGTGATTCCAGGTAGGCGCCGGTCAGGGTGTACTTGGGGCTCGTCGCGCTCGGTGTTGCAAGGCCTGCCGCGGTTGGCGAGATGACAACGGTGGTGGTGGTGCCTACGAGTGCGTAGATGCTGGCCTCGGTAGATGACGCCGCGTAAGACTGGTAGAGGGTGACGCTGATTTCGTTGTTCTGCAAGCCGCCAGTGTAGGACCTTGCTGAACTGGAGAGCGCGGTGCTTTCCAGTGCTTCGACGGTGTAGGTGATGGTGGCGGCGCTCGCCTGGTCGGTGAGATTCACGCTGTTAATCGTGAGTGCCGGCTGTGATAGATAAACATTGGTAGGCATGTAGTTCTCCTATTTCTCGGATTTTGCTGGTTTCGGTGTCGGGTTTTCTACTGTGAGGAATCCCCCCTCGATTAATGCTTCCACGTTTATCCCTTCGGCACGTGCACCGTCGGCGTCGTAGAGTGCACCGATTTCGCCGATGGCTTCGGACGCTATCCGTACTTTCATTTCATCCTCCTGCGGTGGCTGCCTGTATTGAAATATTTACCGTGTACGTCGGGTATTCTACGCCACCGATCATTGTATTCGACGGATTACCGTCAGTTACGGCGACACCTTTAGCGAGCAGGCTCGCGGCGATGCCGAGAGCGTTACGCAAGGCGTCCAGGTTTGATGGTCCTGAACTGAGCACGATGCACGAGAACACCATCTTTACGATGTTGTTGTTGAACGCTTGGAACGTCGGAGCGTCCAGGAATACACACGGCGCGTTTATGTTGCGGGGGTCCGTAACGACGCGTAGGCCAGATATCTCGGCGAGTTCGGCGGCGAGGTTATCTATCGTGACGTTAAAGAGGTCGGTGTATGCCATTACGCCGCCGCTGGTCGAGGTATGCCGAGGAGTTGCTTAATCAGTGGCGAAAGGCCGGTGGGTGCGGTGGTGGCCATGTCGGAGAAACTGGCGAAGTCGTTAATGCTGGACCGCTGACGAAATAGTGCGCCGCCGTACATGATGGTACCCAGGGTTACGTCACCGGATGGCGACACCGTGAGGCTGTCCACATAGCCGGACTCTTGACGCCGACGGTAACAAAACGCGTTAGCCGCTACCGCGCATTGTGTGAGGAATGTCGCGTCGCCTGCTGATACGAGTGAGATGCCTAGCCATGCTTCGATATTTGCCGACGTAATCCACGTGCACGTTTCGGTGTACGTGATGGTGCCGTTCGGTATTGCGGCAGTGCGCTCCAAATTGTCGCCGACGTCGTAGAACAACACCTGGTTCGCGATCGGAGCATTGAAATCGTAGAGGAGGTCCCCTTCGGTATCGACACCCATGAACAAGTATTGCGGCAGTGCGCGTACGGTGTACGTGCCGTTTAAGCCGTGGCCGAGGCCGCTGAGCGTGATCGTTTGCCCTACTTCTAGGTCTATGTCCTGGAGCAGTTCAACGACGCCGTAGTCGTCTAGCCGCATATGGAACGTGACGCTCGTGGATGATGTTGCCATAGGCCGGCACCGGCCTTTCCGCTACGCGATGGTGATGGACTGGATGAAGGACGACTTCGCTACAAAGGTTGCAAAGTATCCGTAGTAGGAGAATGTGCGGCCGAGTGTGCTCGGGATTTCGACGCTCATGAGGCCGCGCTGCTGCTCGTACACCTCAAATCCTGGCGCATATACGACGAGCATCGTGCCCGCTGCAAAGTTGTTGTCGACTACGAGTTGTAGGCCGAGTGGATTCATCGCGTTATAGGTGAGCCCACCAGACGCGGTACCGAGGCCGTTCTGCTGCACGATGTTCTGGCCGTTAATGGCAGGGAACAAGGGGCGGTAGGTTGAGTCCAACTGCGAGCCGAGTTTCTCCCACACATCCGGCGAAACAAACAAGTGCGTCGGGAAATAGTTGGAGTCCTCGGCAATTTCGCGTGCCGCGTCGTAAAGGCTGGAGATCAGGCTCGTCGGGTTTCCTGCTGTGACGGTCCAGGTGGAACCGCTAGCGGTTTTGCCTGCAACCATGTTGTCGGCGGCGATGTTGTCGGTAGCGATCAGATATTCGCCGGCGAGATCGTTCAGAATCAACTGCATCGCGCCTGGGTCAGTGAAATCGACGTCCTGCTGTGACAGCGTGACCTGGCCCGCCACGGTGGACTTGGTTACGACGTTCGAGGCGATGACCATCGTGGTCGCTGATACTGCGGTGAGTTCGGTGGACTGAGTGCCTGCCGATGTGTGCGTTGTGATGGTTGGACGGATGAACGTCTTGCTCGGTGTGTTCGGCATTGAACGAGCACCGAGGGCGGTGACTACTGGACGAACAAAGTTGAGGTCCTGAAATAGTGGACCGAGAACCGGCACCGGCAAAAGGCCAGGAGTGTCGGTGGTGAGAACGTCACCGGCCGCGGCTTGGAGTGCGGTTTGCTTTGACTTTTGGGCTTCAACAAACGCGGCGTTTACGCTGCGAAAAGTGTCGCCGCCGATGTGCATCGCGGCAAGGTATTCGGCCGCTGATGGCATACGGAACTCGCGCTTTGGCTGCGCGTAAACAACTGGGGTAGGGATGATTTCTGGGCCTTGTGCCTCTACTGCGATTTCGTCTTGCATTGTTTCCTCCTGGACGGGTGTCGTTTCATTTTGCACTATCTCGTCGGGAGTTTCGTGGATACCTTCGGCAGCCGCTACTTGTGTGATACTAGCACCGCTAAACGCTGGAACTGGGACTAGCGATAATTCGATCCAGTCGGCGGCAGTGATCACGAGTGTGCCGTTGTCGTCGCGGTAGAAATCGCGGGCGTTCACACCGACGCTTACCGAGTCGAGAACACCGGCGGCGGCCAGGGTGAGCGCCTCGTTGCCGGCTTCGGTTTCCACGACGGACGCGCTGAATAGCATGCCGTCGGCGGTTTCGGTACGCGACGTTACGAGGCCTACTGGCTGCGTCGCGTCGTGGTACATAAACAATTTAGGCGCCTTGCCGTCGGTTGGCAGGCTGCCTGCCTGAAACATAACTTCGGTGCCGTCGGATACGACGGCGGGCACGTTATACGGTACGGCGATGCCGGTGATGGTGCGGCGCGGTTTGTCTCCTGCTGCCGCCGTTAGTTCAACGGCGAACCCTTGCGCGAGTTTGATTTCCATTAGGCGTTCTCCTCTTGTGTGTTTTCGGTCATTGTTTCGTCTGAGTTGTCGGGCTGGACGGTGTTGCTTTCCTCGCTCATGGCTTCGTCGTACTCGGTCATACCGGCGAGATACTCGTCAATGTCAAACTTGACGTAGGTGCCGCGCGGTAGCACGTTGTTCATGCTGAGAGTCTGCGCCACACATTCCATATAGAGGCGGGCGCCGAATAGATAGAGGTCCTCGCGGGCGCTTCGGCTGTTCTGATAGGAGTATGAGCCCACATTGACGCCCGCGAGGTAGGGCGGAATGTTAGCCACGCGGCACATTTCGAGAGCCTGGTAGTTAGCGGACTCCACCATTAGCATGTTGTCGGGTAGTGCTTTCGTTTCCTGATATTCGAGAAACTCGTTCAGTGCGGCCGTCTGGTTGTTGAGTCGCGCCGAGTTAAACGCGGCCGACAAATCGGCGAGTTCTTGCGCGGTTAATGGCTCACCGCCAGTTTGTCGGAGCACACCGGACGGCATCGCGCTTTCGGCGTTTCGGTATCGTGACTGCTCCAGTTTGAGCGCGGTAGCGACGGCGTTAGTGCTCTGATAGATCACGCCTTGTATCGGTGAAATGAACTGCACCAAATCTTTCGGGTCGAGCATGCCGCCCATGAAATAGACCTCGTTAGAGGGCGCGAACCATACCGGTCCCGCCTGGTCTTGTGTGGTGATGGTGGCGGCGGGGAGTCTTGTGAACGTGGCAGGGAATCCGTCCTGGGTGCGTGAGGTGATGAACCAAAACGCGCGGCCGTAAAAGAACAAGTCGTCCAGGGTCCAGGCCATAAGTGTCGAGTATGGGATAGCCGGATCGGGTTGGCGTAACCATGACCGCGGCGCCAGTTCCTCGTCTGACATTTCGCGCTCTTGTTCGTCCCACATTTCGCGGTACATACACAACTTGGTAGAACCGATAACGGATGCCATAAGGTCGCGGCCGCGGGCAAGTGTCGGTACTGACATAGCGCGGTTGCGGGCATCGCCTTCAAAATATGCCCAATATTCGCCGACAAGGTTTAGTCCTTGTTGGCCTCGGTAATAGCCGGAGCCGGCGGCCGCCGCTTTATGTGAGACGTCGCCAGTTGTTGAGATTTGCGCCTTCGTTTCGCCTTTTCTAAAAATTGGCATGATGCTCCCGAGTGAACGGCGGGCTCCCGACGAACCCGCCGCTCTCGGGTAGTTTATCTATTTCCTACAACGAGGAGCGGTTTTGTTGCGGTGCGCGGCCTGGACTCTAACGCGACGGCCCATATGAGGCATCGTGCCAGTTCTATCGGACCGGCCGATTTTTGTGATGACACCACGGCGCCTTGTACCGTTTTGGAGAGCACTGCCCGATTTACGTGTTCCGATAGCATCGTTTCGCCGCTGTGCATTACGCGGCGTTCTAAAATCATTGACCTAACTAGCGCCGTGTATTTCAGTAACTCGTTGTAGCCGACAACGGTGAACCGCTTGTTGGTGAATAACGGCAAGTGAATCTCGAGCGATGGCGTCACCGCGAGGCTTACGGAGTGGTCCTGCATGACGCGAGCAACGTGCTCCCACATTTCGCCCTCGGTTTCTACGGTGAACTCTACGACGGTTTGTACGGTGTCGCCGACGGTGACGGCGCGAACACCTACGTAGCGGGCGTCGTCAATGCTGGAGTCAATAGCGAGAACACCGCCCGCGGGTGCAGGATCGGTTGTTGCCGGTTCGCTCCACAATGTAGGCGGTAGCCATGAGCCGGCGGCGCTCACCCACTGGTTTAAGTGTGCTCTCATGAACTGCACTTTGTCGGGCGCGTTGAACGCTGAACGTAAGCCTTCGAGTGTGATGGTGGTCCCCAACGCGGGGTTCGCCATCGGCCAGTATTCCTCGCGGGCAGGGTCAGTGCCGGCAGGTACGCTGAACTCGCAATAGTAAAGGTCCGAGGTGCGGCCCGCGTCCAGGTTAGCGAGAGCCTGCTCGCGTAACTGTTGAAATACTGTGGATGACTCGTCGCCGGCGGTGGAGAGCAGGAGCATTAGCGGGTTCGGCACCGCGATTTGTGACGGCCGCAAGGCGCCGAACACGGCCGCTTCAGTTAATGCCCATAGTTCATCGCCGCAAATAATATCCCACGTGCCGCCGTGCCTTTTACCGGTCGAAGCCGACACTTTCCACAATGAGCCCTCGGGTGTCGTAACCGAGTTACGGCCATATGCTCGGATCACCTTGCACCCGAACTGGTCCTCGAGAACGTCGGCCAATTCGTTAAACGATTCAACCGCCAAATCGAGATGGTGAGCAGTGGAAAGGATAGACACCGGCCGCCCGACGATGCGCGGGTACTCGGTGAGGAGCCACCCGATCGCGGCTTCCATTAGCGACGTTTTGCCGTTCTGCCGTGCTACTGAAACGACGGCGGTACGTGCCGCAAATTGTCCACCGGCGTCCACCGTAAACACATCGTCCAGGACGAGCCGTTGCCACGGCATGACGTCAATACCTAAACACCTAGCCGCCCACTCTGCTATCTGAGGCCCATAAGAAACACCCCCTACAACATCCGTCCTAATCCTCGGCCACCACCGGCAACTCTCGCCAGTTTCCGCCAGTTCACGAGCATCCTGGCCAGTTTCGGCTGATTCCCTTTGGATAGAGAGAAACT